CCCTGAGTACCAGCCCCACATCACCATCAGTTACGGGTTCAAGGGCGACCTGAGTGCCGTCGAGCCGTACCAAGGTGAGATTGTGCTAGGGCCGGAGTTGTTTTCCGAAGTGGATGAAGACTGGATGGCGGATTAGTATCGTGGCCTTCCCGCTGCGGCGAGCTCCAGAATACCGACCGGGGTTTCAATCACGCTAATGCCTTTGAAGGTGGCGTCGGCAGACGTAACGAACCGAAGGTACGTGGAGCTTTGACCCCGCTCCATGACGACTACATGGTCTAAGTTCACGTAAATCTCGGATTTTCCTGCGTTGTCCTGGTGCAGGCAAACGATCGCCATCAGCTTCTCCTCTTGAGCATGGGTTAAGCATATCAGGATCTCCGGGCCATGCAATTTAACCTTGCCAAGCTGGCACAGCGCCCGAAAGGCGCGGCGGTCGAACTGCCGCCCATCACCGAGAGCCTTGGTGCCACGCAGTCGTTCCTGAAGGCCGAGCGCGACATGCTGCGCCAGATGTCGGCCTATGTGCGGCAAACCATCCTGCCCGAGGCAGAAGCGGAGATTGCCCGAGGTCGTACCAAGCTGACCCAGGACATGGGCAGGGACACGTTCGCCACACTGGAGGCAGTAGCCAAGAGTCTAGCTGGTGCGGCTGCTGGTTTGGTGCAGCGCATCTTGTCGCTCGAGGGCAAGCGCCACACCGCCCAGTTCAAGGCCGCGGCGAAGCGGGCGTTGGGCGTCGATCTATCCGCTGTGGTGCGGGATGAGGATTTAGACGAATACCTGCGCAATGCCGGGGCTCGTGCCGCTAGCCTGATCACTGGCCTCGCCGATGATGTTGCGAAGCGCATCGCCAATTCGGTGACCACGGCCGTTATCAACGGCGTTCCGGTCAAGGATTTGCGCAAGACGCTGGTGGAAGACTTCCGCATCGGTGATCGCCGGGCCCAACTGATCGCCCGCGACCAGATCGCCAAGGTCAACTCCGATCTGAACAAGCAGCGTCATCTGCAAGCGGGTGTGACGGAATATACCTGGCTCACCAGCCATGATGAACGGGTCCGGGAGCGGCACCGCAGCCTTGAGGGCAAGGTCTATACCTACGGCAAGCCGACAGGCGCTGAAGGTGGGCTAGAACCTGGCCAGCCGATCCGCTGCCGCTGTGTGGCGCGGGGTATCGTTACGTTTTGAATAGATGCTTGAGATCGTCGGGGACATCAACCCGCTCTGCCTCAAGATAGCTAAGGCCAATCCGGACATGATCCGGCATCACCCATTGAGCGATTACGCTGTGCCGTTCGGTGGCCAGGTTCTCGTTCTGTTTCATCGATGACTGCAGCGCCGAAAGCTCCTGGCGCAGCTCATAGACATTAGTTCGCAGCGCGCGAACTTCCCTCATCAGCTCTTGAAACTGCTCATCGGTCACGAGCCGATCTTACTCATTTGTGAGGCGTTGCACCATGCAGTTTACCGATGCCGTAGCCGTCGAGGGGAAGCCTCGCCGGACAGCCGACGGCTACCTCGTTGCAACTGCCAAATCTGTCCGTACCGGCATCCAGCTTTATGCAGGGTCCGAGGTGGGGATCGCCGACAAAGCCGTGGTGCGGGTCTATCGGCCTGCCGAGGAGGTGTTTGCCGACGCATCCCTCCAATCTTTCAGTCACGCTCCGGTGACGAACGATCACCCCGCAGTGCCAGTCACCCAGGACAACTGGAAAGACCTGGCTGTTGGTGAGGTCAGCACAGCTGCCAGGAAGGACGGCGAGTGGGTGCATCTGCCGCTGATCCTCAAGGACGCCGCTGCCATTAAGGCCGTCGAGGACGGAAAGCGCGAACTATCGGCTGGTTACACCTGTGAGTTGGACTACACGCCCGGCCTCACTGCCGACGGGCAGGCCTATGACGCGGTTCAACGCAATATCAAGATCAACCACCTGGCGCTCGTAGATCGGGCCCGGGCTGGTTCTCAAGCTCGCATCGGTGACGGTGCGTGGGGCGCTTCGCCCACTCAAGACGCAACCCCTGAGAAGGAACCTCTCATGACCCTGAAGACGGTAACCGTCGATGGCATCCCGATCGAAGTGACCGATCAGGGCGCCACCGTCATCGCCACGCTGCAGCAGCGCATCGCTGATGCAGCGACCAAAGCACAGACCACCGAAACTGCCCATGCCACGCTCGTCGCGACAAAGGACGAGGAAATCGGCACCCTCAAAGCCGATCTGAAGAAGACGCAGGACTCGGCCATCAAGCCTGCCGATCTGGACCGTATGGTTGCTGATCGTGCGGCTCTCGTTGCTACCGTGAACGCGCTGGACAGCAAGATCATTGTGGACGGCAAGACCGACGCCGAACTGCGCAAGGCTGCTGTGATCGCCAAGCTAGGCGATGAAATGGTCAAGGACGCTTCAGACGCGGAAATCGCCGGCATGTTCAAGGCGCTCGCCAAGGACGCAAAGCCTGCCGACCCGTTCCGCCAGGCCATGGCCGGCGGCCTTCAGCCCACCAACGACACGACCCTCAACGATGCCGCCAAAGCGCACGCTGAGATGGTCGGTCGCTTCAACAAGAAGGCGAGCTAATCATGCCGGACATTCAGACGACGTTCAACGCGACCCACGCCCGCTGGGTTGAGGGCATGGTTCTCAACCAAGAGCCTGCCACCATCATCAGCCGTGAGGTCGAAACTGCTGCTGGCATCGGCTTCGGCAAGGTCGCTCAGCGTGGCACTGGCGATCACCAGGTCAAGGTCTCCGCTGCCTCGCCGAAGTACCTCGGCATCACGATCCTCGACGCCACCAAGATGGATGGCAAGTACAACCAGTACGATACCGCCGCTGTCATGACGAAAGGCATTGTTGTGGTGCAGGCATCGGTCGCCGTCGCCGCCGGTGACCCGGTCTACTTTGTTCCGGCGACTGGCGTCTTCACCAACGTTTCCACTGCGAACCAGCTCATTCCCAACGCCGCCTTCGATACCTCGACGGCCGGCGCGGGTCTTGCTGCTGTTCGTCTGGGCTAAGGGGTCCACTCATGAACTATATGCAAATGACTGATGCGCCCCAGCTGGCTTACGGCTTCGTAATTCAGCAGGCCACCCGCATCGAAGCCGAGGTTTATCGCACCGTTTATCAGGAGATCCAGTACGACCAGGTGATCCCGGTCGACACCACTGGCCCTGAATGGGTGGAGGCGATCACCTACTTCTCGAGCGATGCTGTTGGCGCCGCCAACTGGTATCACGGCCATGCCCAAGACGTGCCGAACGTGGAACTGCTCCGCGAGAAGTTCGCCACCGGCGTGTCGATGGCGGCAATCGGGTATGAATATACCCTTGAAGAGATCGGCAAGGCCCAGCTCTACGGCATCCAACTGACCAACGACAAAGGCGTGGCCGCCCGTCGTGTTGCCGAGGAATTCACCGACAAGGTGGCGTTCATTGGTGATAGCACCAAGGGCTTCCAGGGTGCTCTCAACAACAGTGCGGCAGTTGCTACCACCGCACCAGCGGATGGCACCGGCTCGGCAACTACCTTTGCCAGCAAGACGCCGGATCAGATCCTGCGCGATGTGAATGCGATCCTGCTGGGTCAGTTCAACGCCACCTACGGCAACTTGGTCGCCGACACGCTGCTGCTGCCCTACGATGTGCTGCTCGGCCTGTCTTCGCGGCGCATCGACTCCACCAACCAGACGACGATTATCGACTGGCTCAAGCGGAACAACATCTTCACGCTGACCACCGGTCGTGAACTGACGATCCGCGGCCTGTTCGGTTATCTCGACACGGTTGGCGCAGGCGGCACCAAGCGTATGGCGGCGTATCGCAACTCCAGCGATGTGCTGAAGCTGAACATGCCGATGCCGTTCCGCTTCTTCCCCGTGTGGCAGGCGGGCCCGATGACCTTCAAGGTCCCAGGCGCTTTCCGGCTCGGCGGCGTGGACGTGAAGCTCTCCAAGGGCATCCGCTACTTGGACGGCATTTAAGGGAGCCATGACAATGAAAGTCACGAACATCTCCAACGGTCCTCGCGGCATCAACGGCAAAGACGGCCCTGTGCTAATCGAGGCCGGCGAGACCAGCGAGGTCGAGGTCAATGATGCTGAACTGAAGGTAGCCAAAAGCACTGGCTGGTTCGACTTCGGAGCGAAGGCTGCCGCTGACGCTGAGAAGAAAGACGACAAGTAAAGCAACGCTTAAGGCGCGGTACGCCGCGCCTCCTCCTGCCGGAAGGATCGCGCCATGACAGCCAAGAATGTGACGAACACCAGCGAGGGCACGGTTACTCTACCGAATGGCCCTTCTATCCCTCATGGGCGGACAATCCGCTCGGAGAACTGGGCTGCGGTCGAGTCCAACACGATCGTTCAGGGGCAGGTCGAGGCCGGTGTATTGCTGGTCAAGGATGCGCCCAACCGAGACGATGAGCCCCGCGATGAGTTCGAAGCCGAGCTGCGCGGCATGACCAAGGCGCAGCTCACAGACTACATCGAGCGCCGCGGCCGTGAAGTTGCCGGTAAGCCGCTCAAGGATGAACTGCTGCAGATTGCCTTGGCGCTGCCGCGCGATGTGGCGGCTGACTGATGTGGTCGGCTCCCACGCTTGCCGATTTCCGCGCCCGGTTCCCGGTGTTCGACGCTGTTGCTGATCCAACGGTTGAAACGATCTTGGTCGAGGCGGAGCGCGGCACTAATGACAGTTGGACCGCAGCCGATCGGACGCCTGCCACGCTATACCTGGCCGCCCATTTGCTGGCCTCAGAGGGGTTCGGGGGCACTGCAGGCAGCAATGCACTTACCGGGCCGGTCAAGCGGCGCAAGGTGGGCGATGTTGAGACCGAATTCGCGGGCGCGGGGCAGGGCGCTAGTAGCTCGGCCTCCCCATACTCCAGCACCATTTATGGCCAGCGCTATCTGGAGCTCCTAAGGCTCAATTCCTCGCCTGTTGCGGTTGTGTGATGGTCGCGTCCCTTCGGGTGAAGCGAAGCCGGCATAGGACCTTGGCGAAGCCCGACATCAAGCCCAAACGGGTGAAGGTGGGGTTTCCGGCCAGCAAGGCCAGCGGGTCGAATATCGAGAAGGCGATCTGGAACGAGTTCGGCACCAGCCGGGGCATTCCCGAGCGTCCGTTTATGCGCAATGCCATGCGGAACAACCGGCGCAAATACCAGGACGCACTGAAGACCTCGGCTCTGAAGATCGTTCTGGGTGAGACGACCAGCCACACGGTTCTGAATAAGCTCGGCATACTCGCGCAGGGCGATATTCAGGGCGAGATCACCACGCTGAACACGCCGCCCAATGCGCCATCCACGATCGCGGCAAAGGGGTCGAGCAAGCCGCTGATCGATACCGGCGAAATGCGCCAGGCAGTCACATGGGCGTTGGAAAATGATTGATCTTGCAGATGCCATTGAGGCTGAAGCCGTCCCCATCCAGATCCTGCGCAAGTCAGGCGGAAGCTATGATAGCAAAGGCCTTTGGGTCGGGGAGCAGCGCACACCGGAGAACGCGACAGCTGTCGTGCAGCCCGCGACCGGCTCTAAGCTGCTCGATCTGCCTGAAGGCGAGCGCTTCGAGGCGCAGTTCTTCCTGTGGACCCGATCGGCGCTGACCTTGGACGATGTCGTTATTCACGACGGCAAGGAGCACCGCATCCTGTTTGTCTGGCCTCGCCCCGAAGGCGGGTTCACCCGGGCCGTGTTGGGCTCCACAGATGAACAATAGTGAGATCCACGGCAAGCTAGTCGAGTGGCTCGGCGCTCTGTCCGGCCAGACTGTCATCCAAGCCGATCAATCCGGTAAGCGGCCGGCACTGCCATACGTCATGGTGCGCTTCACCGGCACTGCCGATCTGCGGGACCACCCGCATGACGTTCTTTATGCCGAAGACGCCGCTTTCGAACGGATCATGGCCGCGCCGCTCATCGAAACCGAGTGGCGGTTCTCCATCCATGCATTTGGCGACGCCCCAACAGACCTGTTGCGGCCTATCAGATCAGCTGCATCCCTCTCCCAGGCCAATGAGCCCTTGGCACCAGGCCTGCTGATTGCCGAAGTCTCCCAGATCCGGAACTTGCCCGAGCACATCAACAACGCCTGGGAACAGCGTGCCCAGATGGACCTGTTTCTGCGCGGCGTGACCCGCGACGGCGTCCTGATCGACACCATCGAACAATACGGCTTCGACATCGGCCGCATGGCCTAACCACCGCCCGCTTGGGCCATCAATGAGGACTGATATGGCATCGAAACTGCCTTATTCGCGGGTGGTCAACGTCACCCTTTCGCGTAACGAGAACTTCCCGAGCCGAACCGGCTTCGGTGTGGCGCTGCACCTGACCAATGTGCTGATCGCCAACGTGCTCGATACGGCCAATCGCACCAAGGTCTATGGCAGCATGGACGAGGCCGCGGTTGATCACGCGTCCAGCACCGACGTTTACAAGGCGCTTGAGGCGGCGTTCTCGCAGAACCCACGTCCGCTGCAGGTTAAGGTCGGTTATGCTGCTTTTACGCCCGGCACGACCAATGCCGCGGCGCTCAAGACCGAGCTCGACGCCATCCATGCCTTCGACGCCCAATGGTACTGGCTCACGATCGCTGCGGCCATGCGCGACCAGGCTGCGCTTGATGGTCTGATCGAATGGACCGAGGGCAAGAACAAGCAGGCGCTGCTCGACTCCAACGACGCCGGCACGCAGGCGGTCAACAATACGACCAGCGTGGCGGCCCGGAACAAGGGCAAGTTCACCCGCAGCTCCATCTTCTACCACACCGACGCTACCGAATACGGTGCGATTGCTCTGGCCGCATCGCTCGGCACTCGCAACTTCGATGAGGCGGACAGCGCCTACACCGCAAAGTTCAAGAAGCTCCGCGGCGTCGGGGCCATCAACGTGGGCTCGTCAGCGGTGCAAGCCATCACTGGCTTCACTCCGGCTCTGGGCCAGTCAACTGCGGCCGGCCATATGGCCAACACCATCGTGGATATCGGCGGGCAGATCTTCGTGGTCGAGGGCTCCACCCTGACGCCGAACGTCTTCATTGACGAGATCCACGCCACTGACTGGATCATTGCCCGCACCGAGGAAGAAACTCTCGGGGTGCTGCTTAACAACGACCGGGTCGAGTACACAGATGCTGGTTTGGAAGTCCTAGCGAGCGGCGTCCGCGTAGCGATGCGTATGGCAGACCGAGCCGGGCTCATTGCCAACGATCTGGACCCAATCACTCAAGGCTATGCGCCAGCGGTGGAAATCACCATCCCGTCGGTGTTCTCAGTGCCGGAAAGCCAGCGGAAGGCCCGCGTAGCACCCAACATCGCGGTCCGCTTTCGCTATTCCGGCGCGGTCCACTACGCCACCATCAACTATCAGATGACCTTCTAAGGACGGGGCCAGAGCAATGGGTAAATCCACTTCGTACAGCATGAACAACGTGACGGCGACCGTTGATGGGCAATCCGCACGCGGCTTTTGGGACGGCGACGACGCCGTTGTCACAGAGCAACTAGAAGATGTCGGTAGCTTGTTGGTCGGCGCCGACGGCTCAAGCATCTTCTCTCAATCCGCCAACCAGGGCGCGACGATCACCTTTCGGCTTCAGCACACCTCTCCAACCCACAAGCTGCTGCATCAGCGGTGGGCACGGCAGCGATCGAAGGGTAATCGTATAACCGGTTTTCCCGTTACCGTCGCCGACGTGAGTAGTGGGGAAGGTGGATCAACGGATCAGGCGTTTGTTATGACCGCCCCCAGCGACAGCAAGGGCGTGACGGCAACGGTGCGTGAATGGGTTCTGGTCACTGGTGACTGGAAGCCGAGCATTCCGGCGTAAGGGGCGGCCCATGAGCGAGAAAAAGATCAACGGCCGCGACTTCTCGTGTGAGCCGATGCGCGCCACCGAAGCCATGCTGTTGCAGGCACGCTTGCTGAAGCTGGTTGGGCCTGCCCTGGACCGGCTCGGGGATGTTATGCGCGGCCACGGCGAGGACAAAAGCGAGGCTGAGAAAGCAGCATCCAACAACGCTGCGATCTCTGCCTTGGTTGGCATCTTCAACAACTCCAACCCCGTTGAAGTCGCCAACCTGATCCGCGA